GGTATACGTGAATCCACCTTTTATAAAGAAGTATTTAACTTTTCTGATGACGACCTTGTTAAACGTAAGCTGAAGCCTCACGCAATCACCTCCAGGTTTAGAGATATACTTAGAATCCCTGAGGTTAACGACTACGTTAAAGCGGTTAGTTTAGATGACACGCCTTCATGGACAGAAGCAATGCACGAGTTGCGAGTGGACGCACAGGCGGTAATCAGGCAAAAATTACACCGAGGCGCAAACTCAGAGAATCCTGACGCAGCCACGGTTAAGCTGGCGCAGTGGGCAGCGGAACAGGAATTAGGTAAACCTATTGAGCAACACAAGCATACGCACGAAATTGGTGAAAACTTCCGTAAAGCAATTGGAGACGCCGCAAACCGCATTGCTGGCGAACTTTCCGACAGACTTGGAACCGAAGAACCTTACGCCGTCATTGATGCGGAAGTTAGCGATTTGGGAGATGGCGAATCAACACCTGGAGAAGAATCCTGACCCAGACTTACCCCCTTACAGCCCCAGCTCCGAGCAATGGCAGGTACACCTTTGTGGGAACGAACAAACACTAGTTGCAGGTGGTGAGGCAGCCGGTAAGAGCCGCATGGGCGCCCAGGAGATGCTTGGACGCATAAAGCCAGGTGGACGCTATTGGTTCGCAGGGCAGCAATACGAAGCAACTCACGTAGAGTTTATGTACACCCTTTCCCTTCTAAAGGCTATCGGTGCAGTTACCCGGAAAGATCAAGTGCGCATGCCAATTAAGGAAGCATGGAGTATAAAGCCAGGGCCACCTTTTGAAGGCGCTGAGATATCTACTCGTACCGTAGAAGACTTTACAAAGATTCGTGCATGGACTTTAGACGGGGCCTTGTTATGTGAGGCGGCGTTATGTTCCTTTGAGGCGTACAAACGATTAGAGGCCAGATCAGTACATAGACGCAAGGATGCATGGCTATTACTTACGGGTACTTTTGAAAAAACAGAAGGCCCCTGGTACGCCAAGTTATATAACCAATGGCAAATAGAGGGAGCAACCGGAGAATCTTTTAGTGTCCCCACCTGGTCAAACACAGTGCTGTACCCGGGTGGTGAGAATGACGAGAAGATACTTGAATTACGGGAAAACATGGATGAAGACCGCTTTATGGAGCGCCATGCAGGTAAGCCAGTACCTCCATCAACACTTGTGTTTCCACGCTTTGACATTGATACACACATAGGTGACTACGCTTTTAAAGCTAAAACAGAAAAAGACGACCTTGGAGATCGTGACACATGGCCTGTGGAACTGGCAATAGACCCTGGCTACGCTAACTACGCAATCCTTGCAGTGCAAAGAGGCTATACCCACCACGGAGTTCCTTGTGTGTACGTCATAGATGAAGTGTGGGGGCATCGCAAAACTACAGAAGACTTATTACAAGAATGTAAAAAGCGACGTTGGTGGCGCAATGTGCGTAAGGGTTATGCGGGAGTTATTGACGTGGCAAGCAAACAGCACCACGGAGACAGGTCTGTACGAGAGGTGTGGAGGGCTAGTGGTTATATGCTAAGAAGTCGCCATGTGAAGATAGAAGCCGGGATAGATCGGGTGGCTTCTTTTCTACAAGATGCGTCATTAAAGAACGCAGTTGACAAAAACCAAAAACAAAGGTGGACAGAAAAAGAAGATTGGGCGAGGCTATTTATCGACAAACGTTGTAGTCAGCTTATTGAGGAGTTTACAGAGTATCGGTATGCAGAGGGGCCAGATACCGCTCGCAGAATACCGATTGATGCATATAATCATGGAATTAAAGCTCTTGGCTACTATCTTATTGACAGGTACGGCCATGTTCATCGTCGTCCAACAAGAAGTGTTGGCTTCAAAATGGTTGTGTAATGCTTGCGTATCTTTACGACAGTGAAGGGAATAAGTACATAGTGCCAGCTAAATATTGCATTTTGGTTGAAGTTGCTGGTCTTGAACTAGCAGATCAGCCAGAAGAAGAGCATTTTCCGGTAGATTTTGACATTATGGAGCTAGATATTTTACGAGACAGAGTTAGATCAGAGAAATTAGGCGGACCTCAAGATGGCTGATTGGAAACCAGACTTACATTATATAACTGAGTTACTCTCAGATTTGGAATTACGATTTCAGGAACGCAACGATCTTGTAGATCAGTACTGGGATATCCTCACTAATAGAGAAGAATTTGATATTCCTGAAGCCTATGAGCACACTACGCTTAAGGTTAAGACTGGTTTACCTATGACATGGGTTCGCCGTGAAGTAGGGGCGTTGACCACATTACCCTTCAGTGTTCATGTGCCTCCTCCCCCGGGGGCAACTCCTGAAGACAAGCGGAACAATGAGGTGGTGGAAAGGTTTTTACCTGCTTTATGGAAACAGATTGAAACACAACAAAAACGTGACATCTATCGTGACCTTATACACGATATGGTGGCTACAGGCTGGGGGGTCTTAAAGGCCATTTATAAACCAACTGCTTGGCAGGGTATGCCTGAGCTAAGGGAAATGTTCGATAAGGGAAGCGATAACCCTATTGATTATTCGGCCGAAGAACTTGAAGAGTACAACCGTAGATTAGACAACTTTATTTCAAGCGCTCCTGTTCCATTTACTTTTCGTACTGTAGATGTAAGAACTGTGTATCCAGTGTGGGGTGAATACTGCGTAGATGCGGTAATAGAGAACTCACGTAGACCATTTAGCCGTGTACAGCGCATGGCGGGCCCATTTGGGGGCATTCCCATCATGGGGGATGACATGGATCCAACGGATGAAGTAGAAGTTGTTGAGTACTGGGACGATAAGTGGATGGCTTTAGTCATAAATACAGGTGGCGGAGCAGGTGGATCACGATCTGGATGGCAGTTCGTTGGAGCTATGGAGCACGGTTTAGGCCGAATTCCCTACTGGCTTGCCCCCGGAGAAGAGACTGGATCGACTGAAGAAGCCTATAGAGCGGTTTCAGCGCTGTTTGGAATCAAAGATATCAACGCTGCAATCAACTTGCTTTCTACAATTAAGCTTAATAGGGCATATTTAACTGGATTTCCAACCTACCAAAGCCGCAGTGTTGTTGCTGATGAGGACGGAGAAGGTGGTGTACCACGTCCTGTAAGCCTGGAAATCGGCAAAATTAACCCTATTGATCCTGATGACCCCAAGGGTATTGAGCCTGTAGCTATTCCACAGTTCACAAGCGATGTTGAAAGTATGATTGGGTTGCTGCTTAACTACTCTAGTACAACGCAGATGGGGGCAGAGGCAGTTGGTGGTGAGGCCTTTAGTGGGGAATCAGGCTTCCTACGGGCTATGCGAACAGAACAAGCTCGTGCTGGTTACCATCAGATCATAGCTCACGCCGAACGAGAGTTATCTGATTTCATGAATTGGGTTCTAGAAATGATGGAGGAATACAGTATGAAGCTCCACATTTTAGAAAAGAGAAAAAAGGTGGCTGCCGCAGGCACCATACTAGACGAAGACTCGCAATGGATTAGTTTAAACCCTGACCAGATCAATGGATACCATGCTGTTGAGGTTCGCATTGAACCCTTTAACCCGGTTATGGATATTGCTAGGGGTACGTATGCAGCTAATCAAGCAGAGCGAGGGTTCTGGAGTAATCGCTTTGCCCGTGAGTTTGCAGGAATTAAACAACCTGAAGTCATGGAAGATGAGATTACGGCGGAGCGCATAACACAGGCACTGGATCAACAAATAGCTGAGGCTGCAATTGCAAGGCTTGGCTTTGGTGGCCCGGCAGATCAACCACAGCAAATGGCTATGCTTGGCCCTGACGGTCAAGTGAATCCAGCTTTATTAGGCGCAATGGGTGGTAGGCCCCCAGCGAGCCCGGGTATTCCAGGAGCAGGTGCACCTTTAGTTGGCCCGGCAAACGGCGCTAATGTCCCGATAGAAGGTTAATATGGCTAATCCATTTTTAGAAAAACGGTCTTTAATTAAAGAAAAAGTAGAAGTCACAGAGGGTCGGGGTTATGTTGATGACGACAACCCTACCCCACTTACTCGTAAGGTAAGTGCTGTAGTTAATAAATTAGAGCAAAGAATGGCTTCGATAGATAAGTTTGTTGAGGATAACGACGGGTTCGATCAAGTAGCGCTTACCCCCGAAGAGCAAGTTGACTTGGTAAGTAAATTAAGCATTGACGACATGGAGCAACTTGCGGGAATATTTGGGCCAGATGTTGTGTTAACCGCTAGGGACGAAATATTGAAGGGCGCATTTTCAAACGGAGGTGGGATCTAATGGCTACTGAGGAAATGCTGTCTAAAGAAGAAGTTCACAAGAGTAAGGATCCGGCAGGCGCAAAGCGACTGTCCGAACTAAGATCCAAGGCGAGGCCCCTCACTGCTGGTTTACCAATGACATGGAGATCTGGTGTAGATCTTAGTCCTGGTGAACTTGATATGCTTCAGCGATTAGAACAAGAGGAAGATAGGTTTTATAACGAATATATGACCGGGAGCCCTGGTACTGGTGGGTATTTTGAGGCAGATGATCCCTTAGTTGGACAACTCGCAACACCAGCAGACGCAACAGGCGAGGATGTCGTACAAGCAGGACAGGGTTTAGGCGGAATAGATGCAGAAATAACTCAGGCTGCAAACAACAGCGACTTTTCGGTAGAGCAAATTCAGACTTACCTCGAACTTGTCGGTAGTTTACGGGAAAGAGCTAAAACACCGACATTTAGGGGGAACCTATCAGAGTTGGAATTAAGTCAAGTTGAAACGCTTGAAAAAATGCTCGATTCTGATGACTTACTGACTAGGGTTGGAGGGGCGGAAACCTTAGATACCATACTAGCCGCTGCGCCTACTATTCGTAGACAGCTAACCTTGAATGCTGCTACCGCTCTTAACACCAAATGGGAGACGGATAATCTAGGTGAAAGATTTGATCGCCTTACTAAGGCTGAACAACAGCCGTGGCTTGAAGATCAGGCTCGAAGATTACTAGAGGCACAAGGAATTACAAACCCTACGCCAAGCGAAATAAAACAAGTATCAAAGGGACTTGAATCCCCTTTGAGTCTAAGAGAGAGTTATGCGAAGGGAGCAATTGATGCGACCGCTAATGCAGTGGCCCAGGGATTTGCAACTGTCGCCGATGCTGAAGCCTTTTTTGATTCCGTGCTTGCGGTGCAGGACACCCTTGATGACGGTAAGGGTGGATTTATAGATATAGGTTTTAATACCGAGCAGATGGTGCGTGGGCTAGCAACCGGGTTCTCTCAAGGTCGCTTAAAACTAACGGAGGCCTTGGATTATCTAAATGATATGAATACTGTCGCTGGGGAACGAATGCAAGAGCAGCGCTTGTCCAGACAACAAAGATTTATGGCAAGGCAAGAAGAACAACGTATTAGAGAGTCTAGGGAAACTGAGTTTGCTAGATT